TCATTTGGTATCTGGATTAAGCAGTTATGAGGTTGACAAAGAATTTCTATTCAAAAAGAAACTCAAGCCCTTGATGATAAAAATTCAAGAATGCATCAATGAATATGTTCGTCCTCATGAAAAGTTGGAAGCATCAGTTATATCTTCCAGCTGGTTCAATATATTGGGTAAGGGTCACAAGGTTGGTCGCCATCGTCATGTTGATTCTTGGGATGTGAGAGATGGTAGTGTGGTTAGTGGTGCATATTATCCCTACGTTGATGAACATAGCGCTCCACTGATTTTTACTTTTCCAGATGGTAATACAATTTCGATGCCATGTTCTAGTGGTTCGTTAGTAATATTTCCAAGTTGGCTTGATCATCATACCGAAGAGAATGAAACTGACAAACGAATTACCGTAAGTTTCAACACCGTTAGGAAAAGCGTTGTGCTTGAGAAATTTCCAACATCAGTTGAAGAGGCTGAAAAAGAGAGAGTAAAATGATTTTAGTTGATATGAACCAGATTAGTCTGGCAAGTGTAATGATGCACTTGAACATGACGAAGGCTGACAAGGTGGATGAGAGTATGGTTCGCCATATGATCCTCAACTCACTTCGCATGTATCGTGAGAGATTTTTTGAAGAGTATGGTGAGTTGGTAATCTGTTATGATTCCAAACATTACTGGCGCAGAGACTATTTCCCCCAGTACAAAAACAACCGCAAAAAAACCAGAGACAGTTCTGGTCATGATTGGGATGCTATCTTTGAATGCCTTAATAATATCAAGGCTGAACTGATTGAATTCTTTCCCTATAAAGTTCTTGAGGTCTATGGTGCAGAGGCAGATGATATCATTGCTGCATTGTGTCTTGAGTTGGAGTTTGACAATGGCAAGACATTGATCTTGTCAGGAGATAAGGACTTTATCCAACTGCATAAGTATAAGAACGTTACACAATACAGTCCTATCACTAAGAAATTTGTGAATGGGATTGATCCAGATGAGTATCTATATGAACACATTTTGAAGGGTGATGTTAGTGATGGTGTTCCAAACGTTCTTTCCGTAGACAATACATTTACTGATGGACTAAGACAGAAGCCATTAGGTAAGAAGAAAATTGCAGAGTGGGCAGGCCCCATGTGCGAGCAATTTTTACCAAACGATGAGGTGAGAAGAAATTACCAGAGAAACAAGAAACTGATTGATCTGAAGGAATCCACAAAAGAACTGTATTTGGAATGCCTCGAAGCATACAAAGAAGCTCCAGAAGGGGATCGTAGTAAACTACTAAATTACTTTATAGAAAAGAGATTGAGAAATCTCATGGAATCAATAGGAGATTTTTAATATGACGCCGCTTATTTCAGAAGTTTTGAGTAAAGTTGCCAAAGCTAAAACCAAAGAACAGAAAGTTAGAATTTTGAGGGAACACGATACGCCCCCTCTAAGGATGATTATCAAAGCATCATTTGATCCATCTATCGAATGGGAACTGCCAGAGGGTGATGTTCCATATACAAAAAATGATGCTCCAGACGGCACTGAACATACGAATTTGTCACATGAGTCACGACTCCTGTTTCACTTCATCAAGGGTGGGAATCCAAACCTTTCTGCTTTGCGCCGAGAGAACATGTTTATCCAGTTGCTCGAAGGTCTATCCGAAGAGGAAGCAGAAATTGTTATTGCTGCCAAGGATGGTGCGCTCCATAGGAAATACAAGGGATTGTCTGATGCAGTGGTCAAAGAGGCGTTTGGTTGGACTGAAGAATATATGCAACCAGAACCGACTGAAATCCTACCCGGCCATGAGAAAAGATTCTAACTTTTTTTCAGAATCCTTTTGAATCAATGACTTAGACGCTACGATTTTCCTTGACAATATCATCCCCATATGCGATAATGTATATAGTGTTGAGAAACAAGGAAATGACGATGATTGGTGTTGAGGTTACTGGTGGTGTCAAGAAAGACAGAGAACTGGCCGAGGAAATCGTTTGGTTCTGTCTGGAGAAGATGTTGCCCCGTCATCGTGTCTTGAACATCACTGTCTTGTTGACCAAGACATATGAGGAAGGTGCCAAAGGGTTCTGTTATCAGACAGAGGATGACCGTGACTTTGTGATTGAGATCGACCATCGTTTGAACAAAATAGAAGGTGTTGAAGAGTTCATCGACACGGTTTGTCATGAGATGATCCATGTGAAACAGCACGCCACTAAAAAGGTGATTGACCGCATTCGTGGTGGTTACAGGAAGTTGTGGAAGTGTCGGGATGGTAAATATCGAAATTATATGAAGACTGATTACGACAAACAGCCTTGGGAAGTTGAAGCCCATCGTGACAGTGGTAAATACATGCGTGACTTCAAAAAAGAATTCTACGGATACTAAAAAAAGTGTTGACAAATTCCCTTGAATGTGCGATAATGTAAATATGATGAGAGAGGAACTTGACATGAATAACATCGACATGGTTGATATGGATATCCTCAGAGATGAGCGGTATGACCTTGAGTGTTTCATCTATGAAATGCACAAGTCTGCGTATGGTGTCAAGGGTCGGCACTATGACTTCAAATCCATGTCAATGGATGACCTTCGCAAAGAAGCTAACCGTATTGGTGCAGCGGTAGATGTCGCAGAGGCAGAAGAGGCACATGCTGCCGAGGTTGCCATTGCTGATTTTGAAGCAACTGTCGGTGAGACTATCGAAGCCGGTGCGGGTGACCGTGAAACCGCTCTCCGTTGGATGACAATGGAAGAGACATTCTACGGGAATCAGGATGTTAGGCATTGGGTCTATAAACATGGTTTCCTGTTTACTTCTCACGGCAAAGCTGTCGTAGAAGAGTTGATGAATATTGTAACTTTCAAGGAGTTTGATGATGAGTAAGATGAAAAACTACATGATGGATATCGAAGAGTTCTGTGATGGATACGGTTTCGGTGGTGATGAGTATGACTTCGATGAAGTCGCTGCTGCCGCTGATAAGAATTTTCGGTCAACCATGGCTGGTGATTATGCCAAGGAGTATCTAAAGAGGCAATATGGCGAATGAATGAAACACTAGCTGCTGCAATATTACTAATCGGAGTTGCAACGCCAACTATTGGCACACCGCCTGAAGATAGGGTGGTCAGCGAATCTGTAGAGTGTCTTGCAAAAAATATGTACTATGAAGCACGGAGTCAAGGGACAGCAGGAAAACTTGCTGTGTCTGCTGTAGTGCTTAATCGTGTAAATGATCCTCGATTTCCAGATTCTGTATGTGAGGTGATACACCAAGGTCCAACAAGAAAATCTTGGAAAGACCCTAGTAAGTCATATCCAATAAAAAATCGGTGCCAATTTAGTTGGTATTGTGATGGATTATCTGACGAACCTAAAAATGATAAAATTTGGAAAAAGGTACTTGACTTATCTAATCTAATCATGCATAATAGTATACAGTTCGTTGATATAACTGATGGTGCAACACATTATCATGCTGATTATGTCAAACCATCTTGGGCTAAAACAAAAACGAGAACCACAGAGATTGGTGATCACATCTTTTATAAATGGGAAAAGAAATGACATTTGAAGAATATCAACGAGAGACTATGAAAACCGCTGTCTATGATAAAGAGGTTGCAGTTACATATCTTGCGTTAGGTCTTACGAGTGAAGCTGGCGAGGTTGCTGGTAAAGTCAAGAAGTGGGTTAGGGGCGATACTGAATACGTTGATACTGATGAGATTAAGAAAGAACTTGGTGACGTTCTTTGGTATGTCTCACAGATGGCTGAAACCTTTGGTTTAGGTCTTGAGGATATCGCACAGGCAAATGTTGACAAGTTGCGTTCTAGGATGGAGCGTGATAAAATTAAAGGAGATGGTGACAACCGATGATTATTAAGAAAGTTGAATACCACACGGTACATAGTCATTTTGATTATGATATTCCAGATGAAGATATCATTGCAGAGTTCGGCAGTGTTGAAGAGTTTCAAAAACATTTTGAAGAAGAATCAGATGAGTTCTACGAGTTCGTAATGGAATACGGTTACGACAGAGAAGATGATTGGTTTAGTGACCGTAAAGGTGGCTATGAAATTGAATGGAGTTATGGTGAAGAATGAAACACATTGAAATATCGTTAATGGAAGATGGTGAACTGTCTATTGATGGACAGGTGAAACCAGCAGGCAATCTTGATATTCGTGAATATGAAGATGGTGAATGGACAGGTGGTTGTTATGCTACCTATGATAATCTTGCAGAAAAAGTGAAGGAGTGTTTAGAAGATGACGAATAGACTGCTGTGTGATGTTCTACAGGAAATGCGAGAATGTACTAAGACTTTAAACTTCTCTTATTTGTTGGGATTGATTGAAGAAGCACAAACTCTTGGAAGTCGAATGGAAGCGAAGCTGTTTGAGATAAAAGATTTTGATCATCTCCATAAGGATATTGCAAAATTGAAAAAGCAGAAGAAGAAGCTGGAAGATAAAATAGAAGAGTTGGAAGAATGAACATCTTTTACTTAGACCGTGACCCTGTGATTGCCGCACAGATGATGTGTGACAAGCATGTGGTCAAGATGATACTGGAGAGCGCACAAATGCTCTCCACTGCACATCGTGTTTGTGATGGTGATAAGTATGCTGAGAAGATGGGTCTATACAAGTTGGCTCACAAGAACCATCCTAGCACCATTTGGGTGCGAACATCCGAAGACAACTATGATTGGTTATGGCAGCACATGTGCGCTCTTATGAAAGAGTATACGCATCGTTATGGTAAGAGACATGCCACAGAGCGTCTGACTGACCCATTGTGCAATGCGCCAGACCAAATCGGTGACGGTGAGTTTACTGATCCACCACAATGTATGCCCGATTATTGCAAAGGTGAAGACACGGTTCTCGCATATCAAAACTACTATATACTAGAGAAGTCAGGATTTGCGAAGTGGACCAAACGAGAAGCGCCAGTATTTTT